TTAAATGCTCCGAAAATGCTAGATATGTCATTCAATGTCTGTGCAACATCTGGATTTGAATCTGCTAAATTCTTCAATCCGTTACTTTTTGTCATTTTTGACTTTTCGACTACCGGAGCTGGAGTTGCTTGTTTGAAATTTCTCCAACGTTCATATTCAATCTGAGATGCCATATGATCTGCATGATGCAATAATAATGGTAAATTGGTTTTCAATTTAGCTTGTGCGGATCTTGCTATGAAATACGGCTTATTAGCATCATCATACATTCCGTCATGGATTCGAATTGCTTGATATTCATTCCAAGAAGTTTTAACATCGTATTGTTGTAACAGCCATAGAGAAAGATCTGGCACCATTGTGAACGGAATACTTTCATTGTGTTTATACATTTTGTTTTGATTCTTGCGATGCCAATCTGAAGTTTCAACTTGATATACTTCATTACCATCACCCGGAAAGCCCATTTTACCTAGATCATGATGCATTGCCGCAAATAACAGTTCTTCTTCAGTATAACCAGACATATCAGCTCCTTGTGAATGCCAAGTAAAATGTAATGCCGTAGCACATTCTATTACTCGAAGTATATGGTCTACATATCCTCCGGCAAATGCATTATGAAAATGTGCAACTGATGATGCTGGCATAAATATTAAGCGTTCTTCAAAATCATCATATAATCGATTCAATGCATCTTTACGGGTAGGAAAACTGGTATTAACAATTTCGCGATACTTTTCCCAATTCGATTTTATTTTTTCTGCTTCTAACATAAATTCGTTTTTATGTAAAATATAATGAATTACTTGCGTAACTCCAAGACTTTACCATCTACTAGTTTTTGAGTGCATTCCCAACATGTAATAGCCGTAGCTTTTTCATCGACACGTTCGGATACGTTATCACAGTATTTACATTGCAGACGTTTGAATCCTTTTGCCGGTTGGTGTTTTGATTTTGCCATTATCTTTGCGTAATTACTCGTTTCAAATCTTCTAGTTTTCTCATTGCAATGAACAGGTTGTTTAACGCAGCTTCTTTGTCTATCGTTCCCGTTTCAATTGAACGTCCTAAAATTCTGATAACTTCGATTACATCATCGATTCTGTCTGTAACTAGTGTGTTTGTGTTTGTTGCCATAACTTTTTTTCCTTTATTATAAATATGTTTATCCTAAAATCAATGGTGTTGCGTGACAATCGATACCTACATTCAATAACGCTTGTTCTTTAGCCTTAGCTTCGATAACAACATCAAGTGCATCGACGCCGTAAGTGTTAGGTAATGATAAAATGAAGTCGGCATGAGCCTGCTCCTTGATCTTGCTAAATTCTTTGTACATCTTAGCAAATGTCGGCCATTTCGGTAAATCGTCCCATGCAATATTGTGCTTGTCGCAAATGCCTTCGATAAGACGTTGTGCTTCGCGTCGACGAGACTCGCTGTAATGAGTACATTGCGTAACACCATGTCGTTGCCAAGTCTCGCGTGACATGAAAAATGCTTCTTGTTCTGTCAAGTCACCAGTATTGAATGTATGATGCCAATAGTCAAACGTAATAGGAATAGCAATATCAGCGTGTAACATTTCATACAAGTCACGCACCGAATACATAGATGCTTTGTCGTCATTTTCTATAACGAGACGGCGCTTACATGAATCTGATAATCTATCCCAATTGCGTAACCATCGTGCAATAGTCGACGCCTTATCGCCGTAAGTCGCACCTACGTGTATGTTGATCTTGTTCTCGAAACTAGGAGCAAAACCCATAAGGTCAAACATCTCGCTATGGCGTTCTAAACCAATGATAGAATTGTCAACTACTTTGGCATCGGCACTACCTAAGATATGAAACGGACCAGGATGTGTAGTAATGCGATGACCATGCGCACGTGCATAATCACCTGCCGCACGAAGATGTTTGGCAATTTCATCGATGCCTGGCAAATCTTCTAACCGGTAATGATTCCAACGCGGAAACAATTCGCTACCAATACGGAACAGTCGAATGTCGTGCTGTTCGTTCCACTGCAAGATAGGCAGCAAGTCACGTGCATTTGCCAAAGAAATGTCAGAAGCAAGTTGCAAACCACCAAGCTGAAATTTGCGGTCAATCATTGTGCGACCCGTGCGGATCTTTTGTTCACTCAACTGCATATTGATGCAGGCATAACCGAATCGTATCATAAGCATTTTTTTATAATATAAGAAATAATATTCATGAATCCTAATATTAGGTGTTTTTTTATTGATATGATATTTATATGAAAGAAACCTTAAAGGATACATAATGAAAAAAACATTAGCAGAAAATTTGCTTCGATTTGCTCCAAAAAATCTGGATGCTAAAACTATCAAAAAATTGCAACAAATTGCAGAACAAACCGCAGCTGCAGCACCAGCAACACCACAACAAGATCCAGAAACTTTATCAGGAGATGCTCGAGCTACCGATATACCTGGCGGCATTCGTTTAGTAACTATAAGTAATGGTAGTTGGGGACCAGGTCGTATACGAACGCCATATATTGAAATTGGTGTAATGGGAATTACGTTTCGTCGATTTGATGGAAGAACTGTATTTTTACTTAAATTTATGTCCAATGCAATTTACAAATCAACTAATCCGGTAAATGATCAAAATCCTCATCCTACGGGAACACCACTACGACCACAATCGACATCTCCCGTTGATTTAGCTAGTGCCATTACTTTAATTTGTGAAATTGCATCTACATTATATGGCAATGTAAATGCTAATAGCGTAACAGGTGCAATTCAAGGAGTTCGTTATCTAATAACAAATCAATTAAATGCAGTATCTAAAAATGCCGTTGTATTAGAAAGTATATTACAACAATTAACAAAAATAAAAAATCAATCAAATATACAAGCATTTGCAAAATTACCTAACATGAACACAGGTTATCTTGTTATAGTTAAACAAGCTATTGATAAAGCATAAAATAATCTTAATTCAATAAACAACAAAAGAGCTCATTACGAGCTCTTTTTTTTATTTCGAAACAGTATAGTTTATATTATTAATTTGACCGTTACAAAAATATACAATAACTTTACATGATTGACTATTTGTATTAGTATATGTATATGTATTAACTATAAATTCATCAATGATATCTTTATAAACATTTGTAACTGTTATCATTCTAGTTGACGGTAAACTATTTTGTATATCCGATAACACTGAAATAATTTCGGAATCCGTACGTAAGTATTGATATTGTACAGTTACATCATTTTCTTCAATTGATTTAGTAAAAACACTAAATTTCGTTTCATGTACAATTGAAAGAATTTTTTTCGTATCATTGTAACGTATTACATCTAAAAATTGATTTTGTAAATACAAATGATTTACATTAAATGATGTATCTTTATCAAAAAGACCATCAACTGAAACTGCTTGTGTTACTACTGACGTGTTATCAATTTGTGCATTAACAATGCCACTAACTAAAACTGCTACGATTACAATTAACTTTTTCATCTCTCTTTATTTAATTGGTTTCTTATATTATAAAAATAAGGAAAAAACCAGTACGATCCAACCTTTTTACTAACTTTAATGAAAGTTTTTTTACTGATATTTATATTAAATGTATAAACTTAAAGATATATTGTTCGAACAAGTCAATGCCTCTCGATTAGCACAACAAATTTATGATGCTAAAGGAACATTTTGGGATAATGAACGAACTGCGGTAGCTACCATATTGCAAATTAAAGATGCAAAACAATACAATGAAGTACAAAAAGAACTTCAAAAATTAACCGGAGGTCGAGGTATTGCACAATATGTAACTAGTTTTATAGGACATTCCGAAGATTACAATCCATTTGGAGTAGGTATTCCTGGAACTGTTGTAAATAAAAACGTAGGTCAAAGAACAATACCATTATTAGATAAAATAATTAAGCATCTCACAAGTATCAGTGCTAATGCAAAATCCATACAATTGTTTACTACATATCGTGATAAACTATCAAATAAGTTCTTACAAAATGTACGGGAATTACCAGAAACTATACATACTGTTAATTTAATATTAGCCATATCTGCAGAAGTATTGATTCCGACTGTTGGTCCATTTATCGCATCCGGTTTGGCCGCTTATGATGCTAAATTGTATTGGGATGAAGGAGAACATGAAACTGCAATATTTCTTTGGTTGTTAGCCCCAATACCAGGTTTAGCAAAATTAGCAAAACAAGTAGGAGCTAAACAATTCTTTGCAAAATTACTAAGCAGATCCGGTAAAATGACGGCATTGGAACAAAAGTTATTAACTGGTATAGAAATGAGTAAAGATGCAATTCAAGATGGAATACGTACGTCATTGCAACGAGGTATACAATCCGGAAAATTGAATCCTTATGCAGTACAAACTACTAAAAACGTATTGCAAAAATTAGGTAAACTTAGCAAATTCGTAGCAGTCGGCGCCGGTACGGTTGTTGGAGCTGAACACGCTGCAGATAAAATATATCAATGGTCCGGTCAATTGAAACGAGACGTTCAAACGGCTGATAAAGAACATGGTGAAGAACTAATAGATATGTTTTCGTATAAAAACGGAGACAACGTCATTTTAGTAAATCGCCCATCTATTCCAGCATATGAATTTAAAAACAATCAATTCGTATTGATGCGAGATGCAAAAACAAACAAACAAATAACATATAAAAATACATCCGGAAAACCAGTAAAATATCTTAAACAACGTGGAGAATATACACAAGTTCAAGATTATTTCGGATCGACATTTTGGATAAAAAACAATCAGATTGATAGAAAGTGGAGTTAATACATGACACGTATAATTAAATTAAAAACATTGTTAGAACAACTTGGACCTGCGGAGCCAGAAGATACGGCAACACAGCCTGTTGCACCACCTGTTAATAACAATCAAAAAACACAGACTACTCCAAAACCAAAACCGCAAATTACTCCAAAACCGCAAAATACTAATAAAACGCAAACAAAAAATAATACAACACCAGCCGAAACTGAACAACCACTTTTAGGTTTAGGTCCTATACCAGATTGGGCGGTATATGTGATGTCTACATTAGTGTTGGGGCTCGTTGGTACCTATATTTACAGAAGAGTAACTCGAACTAGTCGAATTGCAAATAAAACAGCAGCGAACTTAGAAAAACGATTAGCATTACATAATATTGGCGCTGCAGGATCTGGTGACGCATTACAAAATCTAATTCAAGATGTAGAATCAAATCCAGCAAATGCAAAATTATTCAAAAGTTGGATGCATCGGGCAATACTGAGACAAGATGCAAATCCTAGTGCACTATTAGCAATATTGAACAAAAATAGATATTTGACTGATGACGAAGTTAATTTGTTTAGAACCGTATTAGCAGATGCGAGTGTAGTTAAACAATTTCGTAAAGAATTGCAAACTGCTGCCGTTGAAGCATTTAAAAACGGTAAAATTAAAAATAAAGCTACGGTAATATCGTATTTTAATTTAACACCTGAAGCAAAGTTAGCTTTTGAAAAGAAATTAGATAACTTATATAAATCGACAAATTATCCAAATGCAGCCAAAGCTGCACAAACTAAACAAGCTGGAATTAAAACTAGAAGTGCTTCTGGTGGAGTATCATCCGCCGGCGTATCAAAAGCCGGTTTATATGCAGTAGAGACTTTATCCGATATCGCAGCTGCGGATTTGGCAGCTTGGAAAAAAACGTCAGCTGGTAAAAAATGGACGCCAGTAGTACGTGGAGAAAATGTTAGTTCTCTAAGAAAATTAAATTTACAAGATATACCAGGCTTAAACAACGATGCTAAATTTGGTACGTTTAAGTCTAAAGCCGGCAATCGTGCATGGGGCGATTTATTTCCTTATAAATTCTTAAACAAGAAAGGCTGGATTGAAGAACAGTGGGCTCGTTATCAAACATTGTTAAAATCTTATAACATGCCAAAAACAATTATCGATAATTCAACGTTTCCGAAATTTCAAGATTGGTTGTATATTATGCGTTCTAATAAAATGATGCGTACAATTGCAACAGATTATAATGCATTACATGAAAAATACAGAGAAATGAATTTTATCTGGACGTTATTGAAATAAATCAATCTCGTTTAACGAATCCGTTAAGAAAATCACGTTGACGTTGAATAGCATCATTTAGGCTTGGTTCCGTAGAATCTTTTCGCTTTTTTGAATTGCCGTTACGCACTCCTGCAGTGCTAGGTTTAACAACATTCGATTTGCTAGATCCTCGCTTTTTACTTGTTGGTATCGTTCCACTATCGGCGTCATCAGTTCCTGAGAGTATTGAATCGTCATCTCTGCTTGCATCTTCTTTCCCTCCGGTGTTGATAGAAACTGTTGCAACTCGCGTTGGTTTAACGGCGGTTTCAATGCGTTTAATGATTTCATCTTGTCCGATGGATCTTGTGTCTTCGAAAAGGATATATCCCGTATGATACGCTGTCTTTTGCCCCTCAATCTGGATACCACACGGGTAATTGACTCCATCTGACGACGTAACCATGTATTGAAGCCCCCACCCTGTATTTTTATGTTTTTTGACATAACCATATTTCTTTTGACCAAGCCACGAAAAGAAAACCGCTGCCCCTACGTGGAACTGCGGTTTATTGAACTTTGCTTGTAATTTTTCTGATACTTTTTGTTTTGCCATTTGCCTTTAATTAATGCAAATTGAATCCGTTTGATTAATAATGCGAAATATTCGCAAATATCTAGTAACTTTATCCCGTTTGAATGTTTTTTCCATGTTTTTATCACGTTGAATGATATATCCTGATTCTATGAACTTGTATATGATATGTCGGGTAGCACGAAGGCTATTAGATTCAATCATAATGTTTTCATCGTCAATCATCACTTCAACAGCATCTTCCGGCAAATCCGTTAAGGATGCATTTACGGATTCTGATTCTTGTTGAATAAATTGATCACGCAATGATTCAAAAAACGAGGTTAAATTCAATCCAGAACTACGAATCAATTCAGCTTCATATAATTCAAAGAAGAATTTTACGCGTTCTGCTTTTTTTAGTTGTTTGAAGTAACTATACTCTGCATAGTTAACTTGCATTACATCAAATACTGTTTTCATGAGACAATTCCTTTATTACAAACAATTCTACAATCATATCAATTGTTAATTGTTTTCGTAGTGCAACAAATTCACGTGCCTCGGACAAACTCGTTGCCATTACACGTCCTATGGGTTCACATTTCTTATCCGTTTTAGAATAGTATACAAATGTTTTCATAGGTACATCCTTTATTATAAATATAGGCCTAGTTCGTAAGCTCTCATGGTAGAATTCATTGCTTCTGTGATAGTTTCGGATAATTTACCGATTTCTGTCTTGTTTAGCATGAATGTTCTGCCACGCAATGAAACTTCAAATGTTTCTGTTTTACCAACTCTTTCAGCATACAGGTTATTTGATAATGTTTCAATTGTTTTGGCATAATTTAATAAATCTTTGTAACGCATAGGAATTACAGTTCCAGCAATGTGCATTTCGCCGATTAATGTCCCTAATGGTTCAGATCTAAAATTGTCTGCAGATATTTTGTCTTGAAAAACAAAATCTAATTCTGCCCAAGTGTTGCCATAGCGCGTTCTAAATTTGTCGCTAATTGCCCATGGCTGATTGATACTTTTTTTCATGTTTTTATGTTTTAACGTTTATGAATTCGATTTGCGATTCGTTCTTTATTTTGACGTTTTCTTTCTGCTGGCATCATTTTCTTCAAAGGATGGGTTCGATTCATGTTACGTTCGGTTTGCACGGTTAAAAGTGCGTTATTCCAAGCATCTTCCGGCGTATCACAATCTGGTAATAAGAAAATATCATTAAGATTTTGTTCGTTCCACAATACAAAGTATTTACCAAAGGCAGATGCGATATCTGCCCCTGGATAAAACTGATTTACTTTGCGTTGTATGGATTCTAGCTTATGCATGGCATATTGGTAATGCTTCTTCTGCTACTAGATCCTTGTAAGGTATGGTGCATTCAATAGCACCACTATCAACTAGCTTCTCGGTAAGCGTTTTGTTGATATAAGTTTGGTTTGATTGGGAAGTTCCTACATAAACCACTGCACTTCGGTTCTCGAGCAATACATCATAAACCGTTTGTTTGCTAACAATGTGTTTATCTAATACTACTCCTACTCGATGCGTGTCTCCCTGGGTAACGATTACCGTATTTCCTGCTCTATATCCCATTATTCCAAGATTTTGATGATTTTACTTGCAGTCACTGACTTAACTTCGAAGTCAAATGTGTAACCGGTAAAGTCTTTTACAACTTTTGCTTCCGCTTCGGTAACTGACATAGCTTCTACTAAGTAAGTTTCGGTAATTTTCTTGATTTTCGGGCCTTTCGGCGTGTCAACTTCATCTGTAAGTTGAATTTTTGCTACGTAATAACTCATTTGTTTAAAAATTTTATAACTTATTTAAAATATAAGGAAAAAAAAGCAAGTTTCAAATGTTTACTTGCTTTTTTCCAATGATTTTTGCAAACGTTTTTGATTTTTATGGAATTCGTAAGACTTACGTATATCTTTTGGATCCAATTTCAAAGTTAACTGCAATGTATCTAGTATGTCAGCAATGATACGTTGCTTTTCGTTGGCAGTTTTGGTTTTTTTATCAATCATATCAATGATTTTGTTTAATTGATAAACATAACCTTTAGGTAATCTTTTTAAAATGCGAGAACGTTCTACGGCAACGTCTGTTAATGTAGTAGTTTTCTTGTCATTTTTAGTTTTTTCGCTGATAAGTTGCTTTGCAATGGTTACCGATTCTTTAAGAATGTCACCATAACGAACAACCCATGCAACTTCTGGTGCCGGTGCTGGTGGCATTTCCATTCCTCCTGCAGATCCAGCTCCAGATGCAGATGAGCCTTTTTCAATTTCGGCTTTATCATCAGCACCTAATCCTTTCACAGCATTAAGACTTAGATTTAATTGTATGGTATAATCATTATTACGACCAAAGCCACCATAACGTTTAATTGATATGATTTTTTTTCTACGTAAATTATCTAATATTTCCGGAGTTAAATTCAAGTCTCGACCCGAACGTGCGATAAATTCTTCAATACCAGCATTCGATTTAGAATACAAAATTCCAATATGGTTTGTACCATATGCATCAAACTTTCCAAGAAACTTTTCTTCAGCAGGAGTAAATGGAGAATTTTTAGCATCTTTAGGTGCATTATCAGTTTCTCGCTTTACAGGTGCTTCTGGCTGTTCTTGTTCAGCTATGATGCGACGAATTATGTGTTCTAGTGGTTTCATTTTCCAGCTTTTGCTTCTGCTAATTGAGTTGAACGGTACTTGCTAACTAATTTTTTCATCTCATTGATTGATTTTCTAGCTCTAACGCCAGCAGCTTTAACTTGTTTTTCTTGGAAACGGGCATGGTTTTCTTTAAACTCTGTCCAATGTGCTTCCATTGCTTCATAGATTTCTTGTGATGTCATATTAACCTTTTTTTATTTATTATAAATATCATTGTCGTACAAAACGGTCCATAAACGCATAAATGTTATCTGTTTTAACTTTAAGCGTAGTATAATCCGTTAATTCAATTATGATATTTTCCTTTTCTTCGTAAACTCTTTGTATGTGTTTCTGATTGATAAACTGTATGGATTCTGTGCCTTTATCTGAAATTACAGTAACTGCCACAAAATCCGTTCTCATCAATCTCCAGTATATCTACTTCCTAAATGACCTTTTGATACGTAACTAGGAGAATCGTATGGATTCGCCGATGTACGTATTCCGGTATCTGGATTTCTTTTTTGTAATTTATTACCTACTGCTACTCGCAAATCCATCATGCTACTAAGATTTTCCGTCGCATATTGATATAGTTCGTCTGCTAACGTTTTTAAATCATCATCAGTACCATTGATTTCACCTTTTAACCAAACACATACTTCGGCAGTATTTGCAAAACGATTTTCTTTATCTCGTAACATATGTATGATTCCGCGATAATATAAATCTGCATCATTTGGTAAACCTTCTGCAAGTGTACGGCGACTATGTTCTTTGATAATGCGTTTAGCACGATGTAATTCTTCTCGTAGAATTTCAATGTGTCTCGGATCGTTAAAATCAAAAAGTTTCATTATTTCAAGTTTTCTAATTTATAAATGGTTGAATAAATCAATTCTTTAACATTATCCATTTGATTCAAAATGTATGTATCTTTAGCATCTAATTTATCATATGCACGTTCAACGAATTGAGCTAATGCTTTGAAATACTTAAGTTCATTTCCATTATTAGCATTATCGTCAAATTTTTCAGCTGGAGTATATCCTTTAACGATACCATGTTTTCCTTGATAAGATTCTACCAATGCATCAGTTAATCCTGGTATTGCATCATAGTATGCGTTAAGTGCTAAGTGACGTGCAAAAGATCCATCACCTTCAGTTTGCCAATGGAAGATGTGGGCTTGATCTCTCGAAGCCATTAAAGTTGATATTAATTTTTCAAACATTGCGTTCCTTTATTATAATTATTATTTTGTTACGTTTCCGATAAGATCTTTTAGTTTATCCCATCCTTTTTGCAAAGTACTTGGTTCATTGTCATCTGCGGATAAATCTTTTGGTGCAGACATTAATCCGATAATTGCCGGAGGATTAATTGTTGACCCAGATAAAACTCGCAATACGCCAGCACCAGTACCCCATGTTTTTAAATCAGATAATGAATTAGCAATTTCAACTGCACCGGCATCACTTTTCAATTTAGAAAGTATTTCTGGATAATGTCCGTTTGTAAGTGTTTTAACGGTTGCTGCAATTCCATCTTCTGCAGATTGATAATTTCTCACACCTACACTATTGTATTGAGTTGCACCTGGCATAGGTTGTGTAGTATTGAACGGATTAAATGCTGCTGCAGCACCTTCAGCTTGTCTCCAAGCATAAAAGAACTTTAAATTTTCATCAGATACAGGTGCACTGATTTTTCGTAATATTTCTGAATAAAAATCAACATCTGTCGTATCCGGATCCATAACAACTGCAGTAGATACTATAGATGCCGGAAGTGACTTATCATTTGCATGTTTAATTTTATCAGCTACGGCACTAGTATCTTTAGGTTGTCCTTTCGTTTCTACGTCTTTTACACCCGTTTCTTTATCTTCTACGTCTTTTGTATCAATTTCTTTATCTTCTGGATTTGTTGCAGTTAACGAACGTATTTCCGTGTTCCATATATTAGCAATTCGTTGTTGCGCATCTTTATCTAAGTGCATGTGATCTTTCGCAAAATCAACTACATCAAAATCTAAATCTTGCGTATTGATAACAACATCCGCCCCCGAACGTCGTTCCAACCATGCCGCAATTTCTTCATTGCTAGGATATCCAGTTTTTCTAAAAGTAGAATCTCCAGGTTGTATGTATTGTTTTGTTGGTGGCGTAATTATTACGGACTTTGCATCAAATTCTTTAACTATAGACATCATGCGTTTATAATTAACTAACGTTTTCATTGCAGATTTTTGAACGGCATCTGCATCACCTGCAAATATAGATACTACATCATAACGTTCTGACATATTATCTTCAAGCATTTTCAATACATCGGTTGATGTAGCATTTGCTTTTGATATTATTTTACCTTGTATGTTTTTTTGTTTCAACAATTCATGTGCATAACTCTGAGCCATTCCCGTTTGCGAATCACCAACAAAAAGTACTCGAAGTTTTTTCGGTTCGGTTTGTTCTGACAATAAATCTTTTAATCGTATCATTTTCCTTGACCTACGTACGCTTTTTTGTAGTTAGTTGCATTTTTGCTACCGCTTCGTTTTGTCTTAGCATGAATTCCAGGACGTTTAACTTTTGGTCTTGCAATATGCAATTTTACATTTGTTTGTTTTTTTACAGCTGCCATTACTTGTTCTTTCGTTTATAACATGTAACCATTAAATGCAACGTAACTGATTAATTTAATATAAATATAGAACAGTAAAAAAGCCCCTCGAAACGAAGGGCTTAATTTGATTTTATCGTCCGGTTATGCCATCTACATACTCTGATTCATCTTCATCACAATATGCATCTACGATGTAAGGACAATAATTTTGTATTTCTTTCCAATTAAGCGTCATTAACATGGGCGGTATATCTTGCAAGAAATCAAATACACCACTTGGCACTCGATGTGTCTTGCAAAACGTTGCAACTTCCTGAATTATTTTATTGCACGTATCCAAATCTCGAGATTCAACAGCCATGTCCCATTCTCCGTCAAATGTGCTCATCAAAGCATCATGTTCCCATTCACTAAAATTTGGATCGTTAATGTGCATGTAGTATTCGTACTTGTCATTTTGTACAGGAGCAATTACAACCGGATCGGGTTGGCGTTCTGGAATACTTTTAAACAACAATTTTGCAAAATGCAATATTGCAATTTCTTGTTGGTCAATTTCTTGTTCGGAATAACCAAGTGCAGATAAATGATACCTGATTGTTAATAAAAGACTTTGTTCTTTGTTCATAACTCTTATTTTTTAAATTAATAAAATAAAGATAATGAAAAAAACCGCACGTGTCAAGCATTTTGCAAGAAAAGTTTGCATAAACAGTAAAAAAGTGCTAACAGCGACGTTAGCACTCTATACGCTTGCCTCTAAACGTATCGCCTAAGGTAGCAGGCTATCTTTAATATCTTCGAGCTGACTCGTTCAAGTTCTTTTTGAATTTAGCAATCAACATCAAATCGCGTTTAGTTAAACCTTCATTTTGTTTTCTGTTTTTTAATTCGGCTTGCATCTCTTCTAAATCTTGTTGAAGAAGTTTAATTTCTTTTGCGCTTAACTTGCTATCTTTCATTGCAGTTTTCAATTGTCCTATGTGCGATGCCAATTCGTTGTTTGTAGAATTTTTATAAGCATGTTCGCCTTCAGCTTGCATTTCTTTGTCATGTGCAGCGTGTTTCATAGTTTCCGTTTCATCCCCATCGCCATCTAAGTCGATATAATCCGGTTTAGCCGTTTCATCTACTTCAGTCTCATCATCAGACATTCCTGGCATATTTAATTCTGCTTGTTCTGCTACATTGGCTGCGTGTGTAGCTATCGCATCTTTAAGGGTAGGCAAAGACCCATCTGCGTTACGTTCCCACGCATATCCCTCTAAAAGTGATTTCAATTTAAGTTTTGACATTGGTATATCTTTCAATTTTAATATAAATATAAGATGAGTAAAAAGAAAAAATTTTTTAGTACGTTAGTACGGCTTAGTATATAGTGCGCCCTTCCAGGAGCGCGCGGGTTATCTTCCAGGCGCGCACAGGTTCACGTCCAGCATCGCACGGGTTAATCATCGTCTCGATACCACATAACGCTTCGTCCCATGAAGATAATTTCGAAACGTCGTGACACGGGAGCAGGTCGGCGTCGTCGCACCATAACAATGCGTTTCCCGGATATGCGTTCGACGCGCCACGTGGTTAAGTCCATGTAAGCCACATCACCGTCCAAGTTAACTAGTATGGCGCTTTGTTGTGCACGTGCCGCAATCCATGCACGAGTGGCGTTCAACTCAAGTTGTAATCGTGCAGCTTCCGCAGTGTCACGTGTGACGTGTATGGTGTCATGCATTGCACGTAAGCGTTGTTCTAGAAGCTGTTCCCGTAAGTGGTATACGCTATCAAGCAATACGCGATTGTCTTGTATAAGTGAGGAGAATACGTGATTGAGTATGGAATCTACGTCTTCCGGTTGACTCCAAGACGTGATACGCACAAACATGGACAAGATTAATACGCAGCGTTTCATTGGTTTTCAATTCCCGTTGAATCTGCAGAGTTAGTTCGTACTATCCACAACGCATCTTGTTTTGGATATCCTCGATGCATTACGCGATAACCTGCTTGTGCTAAGCGTGGTGCTGCGTCTCGAAGCATTGCCGCATATATTCTCGTTTTTTGCGAAGCTTTATCGTCGTCGCTATCAGCTCCCGACAACGAAACCGCTTCAGGTGCATGTGTAGCACAAAAATCTAATACGGCTTCACCCACCGTACGTACGATGCGAATATAAGATGCGCCTGCCGTACCGGCACTTTTCGCGTGCGACGTCGTTCGTCCTGAACCAAGTGTCGCGTCTTGCGTAGGTAAAAGAAATGCAAAATACCAATCGCCTTCACCCCCATGGAGCATATTCATTACAACGCGTGTAGATTCGGCTTGAAATTCAGCTTCCCACACTTCACTATGGTCTGAAACAGAATGCCATGTGAATTGGGTCGCGTAGGGCGTTACGCTCCCCAAAGTGATTTCTGTTATTATGTCTCGTAGGCGTATCATGGATTCCTTTAATATAAATATTGGACGTCGCAGTATATGCCAGTAATGCAACGTCTAAGACTTCTAGGGTGACAGGGGTTACTAGGATGGCTAGGGTGGGTATGGCTCAGCCATATACAATATAGAAGCAAGGTTGTCCCAAAAAAATCTCCCCGTGCAAGGAAAACATATATAACCACTCCATCCAGACCAGGGGGTCTACACCCCCTTAACGAAACCCTCCCCCACCCCCTGGTTTTGGGGGGGCTAATAGGGGTCAAAGCAAGGGGGGTCACCCACGAGAATAGGGGGGCATTTACACCCCCCATCACTACCCCCTCGAGGCTTATGCTTGATAATGCTATGCGGCTAACAAGTCCTGAACGCTTTGCAATGCTATCTTCGCACCATACTGGATAGCCATTTGCATTAGGATGATGTCCATGCTGCCTTGGTTGGCTCGGGCAAATGCTTGCAATGCCTCTAGGCTCTCTGGTGTTGCTACGAAGCCTCTGTCTAGGCCTTTCAACTCTGCTGCTACAAATTCTTTTACGTCTACTGCTTTCATTGTCTCTCTTTTTTAATTTATACTTAAATATACGAACTTTATTTTAATAAACTTATTCCTCTATAAAGAACCTAATGTATTACCTGCGTTTATGATTAGTTTTGCTAATTCATTTGCTGTTTCTTTTACTTCAAACCCACCATTGTTATGTGTTGTTACTCCTATTCTGGCGTGTTTTGGTTTATCTACTGATCCGTAGTTTCTTGTTTCTTCTACTTCATAAAAATGCCCTATCATATCTACATTTATATAAATAGGATTATTTCCATTTAATGGTGTTACCTTAATTAATCTCATAACCTTTATTTTCTTTATTTATACTTTAATATACGAAATATGCTTTAATAACCTTATTCCTTTATTTCTTTTTAATTATTTTTTCTTACCTTCTCTATCAATACTAAAACAGTAGAGGTTGGTAAATTATACTTTCGTACCTCAGATAGCCAAATTAAGTCATCAGAGCTTAAATTTTGATTCTTTTCAATAATCTTAATTATTTCTTCTATTTCTGTCATCTCTCTTATTTTTTAATTATAATATAAATTTAATGAATTAATCGGTGCGTGTCAAGCCCTTTGTGTATATTAGTATACTATGCTTCCGGATTGATTTGCTGCATTACTTCGGCTGCCGTTACATTGTCCGGAAGCGTGTTGTCCATACCAATTTTCAACGCATGCATCAACTCATATACTGCTGAATAAGATGCGCGACAACTACGAGTGAATGCGTGGTCTGCGCCGAAGTTAAGAGTTGCTTCTTTTAATGCTAACCATAACCGCGCTTCTTGTTTTTGGATCCCTAGGATCATTGCTGCTTTTGTCATATCTCTCTTTTTTATTTATTGGTTAATAATTACTTGGTTGCTTAACACACTAATGTCAAAGAATCGGGAAGGTTGGAATAACTCTGTGGAACTAAATGATGCTAATGTAACATCATCACTCTCATTAATGAATCCCATAAACTTTAAGTTTGGGTAAGATGCATATGCTGTCTTAACTTCAAACACTTGGCCTATTACTAATAACTCTAATCCTTTCATCTCTCTTATTTTTTAAATTAAGCTTAGGGCCTTTCCCTAATTGCTATACATAAAGATAAGGATAATATCAATGCGAACCTAATCTTTTGCTAACTTTTTTTAACTTTTTTTACAGTAGGAAACCGACACCATTTCTGATGCCGGATCCTTATTTGAGAGATATGTTTACTTATTCTGCGGCGATGATTTGTTCTGCTACCATCTCCTCTACATTGTCAAAGCCCATTGCACATATTCTTGCCGCTTTGATGAAGCTTCTAAGGTTGATGTCAACTCCTCCAAACTTAGCATCCAAGCTTTTCATTACATCCAATGCTTGACGCTTAGCCGCTACCGGAATGGTTGGCTCCATTGCCTCAAGCAATTGTTCCATGCGTTGGAACATTTGCGTGGTGTTCATTGTTATGTCTGCTACAAAGCTACGGCTTCGGATAGCTGCATCCAATTTGCTTTGGCTGATGTTGCTGACAAAGATTATTTTGCCGGTAAACTCAAAGTGTGCTGGGATCGGTTCACCAAACTCATCTTTAAGGGGCTTGGTAGAGATATAAGATATCTTGCGAGTGTCATAGCTATCCAAAGCCGCTTTGAGGATGTTAACCGCATCGTCGTCTTTGAATACAGAGTCACAGTCATCCAACACTACTATTTTGTCGGAGTTTTGGTACAAGGTAATAAACAAGCCGGCTGCGGTAGCTTTGCCTTTGAAGTGCTCAAACTCGTAAGACTCTCGCAATCCCATTGCCTTAAGTGTCTCCTTAACCAAGTGCGTCTTACCTACACCTGCCATACCCGTGATAACCAAAGAGGGTTGGATCCCACGTCCTACCATCTTAGTAAGGCGCTCCAAGTTACCAAACATTACTTGTGGATCTCTGCTATCCAATACGGAAAGGAAAGACATTTTGCTTGGAGCTGCCGGAGCTATTGCTACACCTGCTTGGTCCGCTGCTACTCGCGTTACTCGGCCGCTGCCATTAACCATTAGCACTTCGCGGTTCTTCTCTGCGTTCAATAGCTGAACGTGACGGATTAGTTCCTTTGTTGCAAACTCTCCTGTTTTGATGTTCTTCGCCATCAATTTTCCTTTTACTCTTACTGGTTCAAATACATTTAACATATCTCTTATCTTTTTAATTATAATATAAATTTAATGAAATTATCCGTGCGTGTCAAGCCCTTTGGCAACTTTTTTTAAACTTTTTTCATGTCGGTTAAAACTAGGATTCCTGCTGGGATCAACCCTAATAGACCTAAGTCATTACCAAATGCTACTAGTACCAATCCGATCCCTAATGCTAATGCTGTCAATGTTGTTTTCATATATCTCTCTTTTAAATTTATAATATAAAGATAAGGATATTATCCGTGCGTGTCAAGCTTTTTTGAAACTTTGTTTGAACTTTTTTTATCCGAAGAATCCACCCGCAGACAGGATCCAAATTGAGATTGCAATCTCAATTAAACTCATAAACAAGTTATGTCGTCCCTCGCGAGGCTGCCCGTGCAAGAAGGATACTAACAACAATTGGATCCCTAATAAGGTTAATAAGATAATTTGCGGTGTTCCCATATTTCTTTGTTTTAGATTGTTTCTCACGTCCGCATGGGCCAACATCGCTGCTGGCCCGGGACTATGTTGAGAGATATGTTTACTCTGTTAATGTTGCCTCATATTGTTCATCGCTGTCCTCATCCTTAACGATTTCAAAACATCTAACTAAGGCATCTTGGATGGCATCAAAGATGTTGTCACTCTCGACGTCGACATTTACCAACCTTACTGTGTTGTGATAATCCATTTCAAACTCAGCTGATGACAAATCAACAACGTCATCATTGTTCATGCTATTGATTGCGGTTTCAATTATGTCAGTGACTTCATCAAACATCTTTTGCGTCATGCGCAACTCTGTTCTTGTGACAATTTTTGTTTCCTCTAATTGCTGGATAAGTGCAATTACTTTGTCAATTGATACCACTGGGCTGTGATCCTTAACAACCTCTAACTTCTGAATTAATTCTTCTTTTCTCATCTTTCTTATTTTTTAATTATAATATAAATTTAATGAATTAATCGGTGCGTGTCAACCGTTTTGACAACTTTTTTTAAACTTTTTTTACAGGCCGCAAAACTCCCCATCAACAAACAATAATGCTTCTCCGGATCCTAATCCATCCACGCATACATTAAAGTATCCGTCATTGGCATCCATAATGTTGTCCTGGTCTAGGATCTCGGTAGCTACTCGTTTGCTGTCCATCAACTTCATGAAGTCTGATGCGTTAAGGCTACTTGCTGCTTTGATAATTTGATTTCTTGTCATATCTCTTATTTTTTAATTATAATATAAATTTAATGAATTAAAT